TCATTGCTGTTGAAAATCTCGTTTGCGTTGACTTCCGCGATAAATGTAAGCAGTTGCCGCGTTTCTTCCGGAAGTTCTGGCAGCGGTAGTTGAATTATTTTTTTCGGCTTCATACTTTCGATTGAGTTGAACCCTCCGGTAAGCAGTTGTAAAAAGGTTGCGCATTTCAGGGCCATACGCCCGTTCATTGAGTCTGAAATACCGGCAATGTGCGTGCGTTACACGTAGCCCTCGTTTAGTTAACCAACGGGCTGCTCGTGTATCATCGCCGTGGCGCCAGTCTCGGATAATATTTTTGTGTGCTGTCGTCATTTTTTTGTGGTCTGATTTTGGTGTTTTGATTTATATCGGCTGAAGGCGCACTCAATCGCCTCCCCCACAGTCCAACCGCTACCGGCCGTGACATTGTTTATTTTTATTATGTATTTAACCCGAAAGGGTTCCCATTGACCCGTTTGTGGGTTTTTCCAGGGTTTTTCAATGTTGATATAGTCAACACTTACTTCTCCCATCTTTCTGAGTTCTTTTATTATTTGCTGTAAAGCCTTCATTCCCAATATTTAAGGTTGTTTTTTGATAAAATAGCTTTAAAAATTTGGTAGGCCACTTGCGGGACAATGGCGTTACCTAGGGCTTTGATCCGCTTGCCTCTGTCCTTTCCATAGGCCCTTCTGATCGCTTCTGCCTCCAGTGTAATTTCATGTGACAGGGATGGCAGAGTGTTTGAATATTCTCCTGCGTGTTGTTCTTTATATCCCCATCCTTGTGATGGGCATCCAGGTTTTGATCCGATCCACACGTTTCGCAAAAAGGCGCTTTGAACCTCTGCGCTCTCAAATGGTAGGCTGTCCTGTCGGTAGGATTTTGCAAAGTGTTTCCACAAGACTGCGAACACGTCTTCCGCGTCAGGTATCGCCCTGCGTCCTCCAGCCGCCCGTTGAATCGCCTCCTGTTGAATGTAATGCCACAAATAGGGCATTGCTTGTCCGGTAAGTTTTTGACTAAATATGGCATTGTCTTCCTTTATATTTCGGTCCATCCACTCGGATAGCCCATTAAATTTTCCACAAAGGCGGGTTGCAGCCTGTAACCAGTGCTCATCCCATTGCGAATCATTTGGTCGGGAACTGAATCCCGAAGAGCCTGGCTCTTCGGGAGCGTAGCGTTTTTGGCATCCTGTGCGGTTGGGGTCGGCATCAATAGCGTCAGTTTTTCCTGCAAACTCACCTGTACTTTGCCATTCTCCGTCCGTCCCGTTGCCGAATATGTTCCCGCCTTGCGCTGGCGGCCGCCCATTCCGTCGGCAGCAGCGGGTGTCGGAAGTAGGCCGAGTATCGCCTCCGAAAGTGTTGGATTGTCGTAATTCTGAAATGTGCGCTTGACTTCGGAGGCTGTCGGGGTTGGCGGTAAGGCAATTTTCCCCGGAAGCGTCAAAGTCGGCACTTTTGACCCGTCTGCCAGATGGCTGTTCTGATAGGGTGCCGTGCTGGCTGTTGCGGTGGGCAATAATCCAAACTCTGTCCCTGCGGTGCGGCGCTCCGACGGCACAAGCCGGAATAACAAATACTTCGACCGAATAGCCCGCATTTTCCAGGTCAGTGACAATACCGTCGAATACACGCCCGCCGTCCATACTGAGGAGGCCAGCAACGTTTTCGCCAACAACCCAGGCCGGCTCAACCTCTCGGACAATTCTAAGCATCTGAGGCCAGAGCGCACGGTCGTCGTCGTTTCCTTTTCGCCTCCCGGCGTGGCTGTATGGTTGGCAGGGGAAGCCGCCCACAACGATAGTTGGCTCGCTTGGCCTCCAGATTCCGTTTTCAAGAATGTTGTCACGGGTTAGTGTTTTTATGTCTTGATGAATTGGTATGCCCGGAAAGTTTTTTTCAAGCACCCTGCCGCAAAAGGTATCTATTTCGCAGAACTGAACCGTTTGCCACCCGGCCCAATGGCCCGCAAGAGAGAAGCCGCCAATTCCTGAGAATAAATCAATTATTTGCATAGCAGTCCAAATGCGTCTAAGTATGTTTCGTATAGGCCGGCAAGGCCAAAGCCGCCAATACCGGCAAACAATTCAAGTTGTGTCATTATGGCCACAGCGTTTTTTTGATCAAATTTAGAGTTTCGATATTCATCAATTCTGCCGGCGTAACCCGCAAAAGCATTATTCCGGCGGCTGTTAAGGCGTTGTATTTTTCCATATCCTTTCTAAACCCGCTGCCGCGTGTATGGCGGCCATTAGTCCATATCCCGCCTTCAACTTCCAGGGCCACGCGTCTGCCGTTGGTTTCAAAGTAGTAATCGATCCGCCATTTCCTTGCCGGGTGAAAACGGTATTCTGGCACAGGGGCAGGCAGGCCGCACGCCTCGCAAAGGCGGGTAAAAAGCAGGGCCGTTTTATCGGCCGCTTTGGGCTTTGGCTGCCGTTTTATTTTGGCTTCCAGTTTACGGCCCTGAAAGCGCTTCAGGTCTGCCGATGTCCAGCGGGCGGCACTCATGGGTGGTAGCATCCGTTTTGATCACACTTTCCGCCTTTCCTCCAGTCCGAAGGCGAGCAGGGCGTAAGGCATTGGCGTTTTTCAGATGGCAAGATTCGATTGAAAGAGATGGCCCAAACAAACTTATCCCAAGATTCGGGGCCGTTGATGGACTCCCAGAGTGATCGAAAGGAGTCTTTCGCATTATTAAATTGGTAATTCTGGTCCGCGTAATCAACATAGTGGCCAGTAAAACAGCCCTTTTTTACGCCTTCTGCAATGGCATCAGCCTCCGAAATATCACAGACGCGTTCGACGCGGATGTCGGTAATTTCAAGTAGAATTCGAGAGGCGACGCGGGGCATGTGGATAGAGGGGCGCCAGCGAACACCTATTTGCCCCGGCGTCGCATTGGCCCTATAAACGTAAATAGGGTCTAGTCCTCCATATCCCTCTGCAAGATCGCCCCACGTCTCCCTAACATACAGCCTATCACCGGGGCTGCCGTAAGGGCACTTTACACCCCATTCGCCTGAATCACTATAAGCCCCAAATACCTCTGGGCCTTCAATAAGCATCCCGGCACGGTTTTTAACCGCCGGATTAAAAAAACCGACATTAATAGTTCCATATTCATCAGGGTTTTGGTTGATAAATTCAAGCCCTTTCATTCGCCGCGTCTGCGTTTTGGGGCCATAAAGTATGGCGCGGACCATAGCGTCAGAGAAAAGGATAGGGCGTTCTTTTGGTTGTTGCATTGCGTTGCTCATTGTTGATTCTTTTTTTGAAATGCGCCGCGCTTCAACGCGTCGCGTTTTTGAAACATTTCCTCCCGCTGCCGGTCCGTCTGCCAGGCGTGGGCGCCACAGGTCAGGTAGCGGAACGAGTACACCAGTTTTCGGTGCCTGAATTTTGTGGTAGCGGATTGCGACAGTTCCTGCATAGGCTTACCGCACACAGGGCACTTCATAACGGGAGTTCAATTTGTCTGGCATTGGAAGCCGGCTTTTCTATGTCGTCTGCTACTTTTTCGATCAGCGAAACGGCAACCAGGTACAGCACGGCGTTCGGCTTTCCGGATTCTGGGTCAATGACCGAATCTAGTTCCGTAATCTGGTACAGGGTGCCGTCAACCATAACACGGCCGTTTCCTTTTTTGGGATTGCGTATGTCGCCTACGCGCCCGCTTACGCTACTGGCGGGCTTTCTGATCGCCCGTCCGACGGTGTTTGCAGTTGGGCTTAATCCGGCGCGCTGCTGTCGAAGGATTTCACGGGCCACTTCCAGCACGCTATCCGGCGGGATGGTGTGGTAGGACAGGATGCTGTTTGGGTGAATTTTATGACGGCTGTTCATAAGGCGGAAGTTGTTTGTGAAGAAGGATTTGGGCATATATTGCTGTTGCTGCGCCCTTCAATTCATAGGGGAAAGTTTCAGGGTCGGCTTCCAGCCGTTGTTTAATTTTAAGCAGATCGCTGCGCTCCGTGCGCGACGTGGCGGCAAGGATTCTGCCGGAGATGCGAGAGACGGCCAAGTGCTTTGCCTGAATCCATGCAGGCCCCTTTTCGTCGTGTGGGACATTTATGAGTTTCCGCTCAAATACAGCAAGCGCAAATATTTTCGGGATGTCAGAAAATGTTTGGTACGGGTTGCGCTGCATTACGCGGGAAAGCATATCAGAAAAGTCTCCAAATTCTTTTTTCAGTTCTTCAGCGCGTTCTTTTTCTTTCTGCTCGGCCTGCCGCTCACTTTCCTGTGCTCTTACGCGCCGGAAGGTCAGGGTCCGGTAATCCTCATAAGCCGAAAGCACGTCGCCCAGGATTCGGACGGAAAAAACGCCATTGTATGCGTTTAGGCTTGCTCCGATTTCATGCGCCGCTGTCAGGCGAAATGCCTCCCGGATTTCAGCCGGGCACAGGTGCCCGAACTGCGAAAGCACAAACCGCACGCATTCTGTCATGGTATCAGCCGACGTGTTTGGAGCGCCGCAATACGTCGCCGCACAGTGCTCCACTTCCAATTGTACGACCGCTATCAACTTTACGTCGTCGGTTTTCAGCAGCGCGGAAATAGAACCCCCTACAAGAGCTTGCTGGCAGGCCCTTTCCAGGCTGGCGCTTTGCGGATCAGCCGCCGGACGGAGCGCGCTCGCGTCGGAGTTCTTCGGTGAGTTGCGCAGCTCGGTTGATTGCGGCAGCAGGGTCGAAAGTGAATTTTCCATGTTGCGGTTGTTGTTGATCGTTGCGTTGATTTTGAAGCGCCAGGCGCGCCTGGTTCAGATAGCCCTCAAAGTGCGAAGGGGAGAAAAGGGTTTCCGGTCTTAGGTAGTCGCGCATTTTCTTGTCGTTGAGCCACTGCCTGCACTTGAAAGCAATTACAGTTTCAAAGTCCTCAACAGTAAAGCCATCTGAAAGCCTAGCCTTCACCATGCCGGCCGTGGTTTTTGTTCCGGGTCGATATGCGGCGCCGGTGAGTTGGTTCAAGTATTCCACAACCTGAATAACTTCTGGGGGGGGCGCCGAAACTGAGGGGGCTTTTTTCTTTTTTTCAGGGGCCTGATCGAAAGTGTCAGGGGTTTCAAAATCAGGTATATCTTTTTCAGTCAAATCATTATTCGTTAAATCATTATTAGTAGGAGCGGATTTTCCGTCAGTCGGGAAAACCGTCGGACGGTTTTCTGGTCTGTCGGTGCCTGACCGATGAACCGAAAACCCGTTTATCGGCTCTTCGTGAATTATCCATCGTTTCCCGGCCAATTGCCCGTTTTCTGCGCGGCAAATCTCTATTGATGCGTAACCTAAATTCTTCAACTCAATCAATGCAGCCTGTACTGCTTCACGCCCTTCTTTTCCGCCTTTAACCAAATCATTAACTACTACCTCCCAGTCATTAGGTTTGCTTAACAGGTAGGCTAAAATACCCCTTGCGCGCCACGAAAGCCTGTTGTCGTTAAGGCAGCGCTTGTCAATTTGTGCGTATGGATTTTCGCGTTTTGTGATGCGCAGTATCATATGGAAAGAGCGTGAAAATGTGAATCTATTTTTTCCAAATCTGAGTTATCAAGACGAAACCACTCCCGCAACACGCCCTTCCCTTTGATTTGAAAATCAGCGTGTAATGCCTTCCTTTTAAGGTCAATAACAAATGTGTCCAGCATAATCTTAAAGGGTTGGCACGGTTTGAAGAAATTTGGAAACCAGCTCGTCCAGCGCCTTTTCCAGGCGCTTGCATTGTTCCAAGGTGGCCTTTCTTTGGCCGTCCGTTTGCCCGGCTTGGAAGTAGCGCTTTTGCAGGTCACGTACCTCCCGCACCTTCCGGGCAAGATTTAACGCGGCTGCTTTTGAAGCGCCCTGCAATTCAATCAAGCCGGCAGCAAAGACCTGATCCATAAGGTTAGCCGGCTCAAAATATACCGGCTTCCCTTGTTGGTCGATCAGGCAGATAAGTTTTCCCATGCGTCTTTTATTTCCTTATGAAAAATGAGGGTTGATAGGAATAGGGCAGACAGATATATCATTGGCGGTAATTAATGGTGAACGATACCGTTGCCCCGAAGGCATTGGTATATTCCAGAGTAGATGTTTTGTTGTATTCTTCGGTCAGGTGCATATCTGATTCCATTACACCGTAATTTCGGCAGATATGTTGCCGGATTTTGTGCAGGTAATTGACGGCCCACAGGTAGTTTTCGAGCAGCGAAATATTCATTTCAAAGCGCCGTGTTCCACCCATGCGTTTGCAATCCGCAACGGCCTTTACAAAGGCGGTTCCTTTGATTACAAAAAAACGTTTTGCCTCCGGCATTCCTTCAATTGATGCGCCTTGACAGTCTGATTGAGACAGCCAGGACGGCGCCGAAGTTCTTTGCAGCATATTGGTCATGAGAAAAGTTTTAGATTGTGAAAAAATGCCTGCCCAATCATTGCGACGGGCAGGCCGCCTTACAGATTTCGATAATCCCGGCGGCGTGACGGGACTTGAACCCGCGACTTTCCGGCAAGCCGGAGCTCTGACCAGCTGAGCTACACGCCGCGCCAAACACGCAACTACTTTGTCAGGAATACCCTGACCAGGGTCTCTTTTTCGTATTGATTTTGAATCCTCTCGTATAGGTCCGGGTCGTTGGCCTGCAAAGCCTTCATATCAATCGATTTGCGCCGCTGCTGTTTCCATGTGAATAGCGTTGATCCTTTCCACGTCACGACTTCTTTTTCCAGCAGCAGTAATTGGACCGCCTCAATCAGTTCGTCGTTGGCTTCTTCCAGTTCCTTGATCTTGGCCTTATTGGCCTTGATCGTTTCGTGATACCCTACAATTTCGTCAGGCGCTTCAACGGCTTCCGGCTTTACTTCGCCGATGATTTTCATAATATCCTCCCGGCGGATCGGCGGCGGCGGGACGTCCGCCAGCACGTGGTTTTGCCAGAATGCTATTGCTTGTTCAACCATGTCATCAAAGAGAGAATTTTCAAACTCAACCTGTATGTAGTCAAAATCAGTACCGCTGCAAAGCCAGGCTATATAACCTGTTCTTTTCCCGGTAATTCCCATGTACCACTGCACCTGAAAATACCAGGAAAGCGGCAAGTTTTCGCGGTCAATGCCGCGTTTTTGGGTAGTCTTGATTTCAAGAACGCCGTCGCCGTTTTTCAGGCTTACAAACCTGTCGGGCGTTCCAAGCAGGAAGTCGTATTCCGGATGCTTAAAGTGTTTGCCTTCCGGCTCGTACACTTCCAGCCCGGTTTCGTCGCTGAACATCTGCGCAACGGCAGCCTCCAGATAGTTGCCGGCGCGTGTAAATTTGTTATCCGGTGAAGATTGACGACGCCCGGTTTTTCGCTCCCACAGGGAGTAAGGCGTTTCGTAGGGGTCAAGGCCAAGTACGGCGGTAATTTCAGATCCGCCAATACCGCCCTTTCTGGCATTTAGCCAGGCGTTATCTTTTTGTGGAGCGGTCATGCCTCGATCTGTTTACGGCGTTGAGCAAAAATTTCAATTACGTCGGCGCGGGCCGACCATTCATCAGCGCCTTGCTTCCAAAAAGCGTTCAGCGCGTCTATGTCGTTGCAGTCCTGCACGCCGTCGCGGATGCTTTGCAGGTCGGTAGCCTCGACGACAACTGCCGTGCCGTCCTCATCTGAGTAGGCGATCATTTCTGCGCGCAGCTCCCCGCGCTGAAATACTTCGGGGGTTACGGCCGCTTCGTCAGTAGTTAGCGCTGCAAACTGTTCTTCGGAAAGCGGGGCCGTTTTCAGCAGGGAACGCAAGGCCGTTTTTTTCCACATTTCCGGCTCCCACTCTTTCCAGACGCCGGAAGGTTCGGTTTTTTGTGCGCGGCTTTTCAAGCGTCTTTTTTCGATTTCTGCGCGGTCCATAACCACAAACTCAAACCCGCCGTGCGTGTAATGAATGACCGCATACACGTACTCCATAGGGCGCTCGCTGCCGCCTTTCAAATCAGGCACGTGTTCAATACCCTTGCTGGTTCCGTATTGAACTTTGAAAACATCGCCCTTTCTGACAACTTCGGCAAATACGTCCCGAACAAGGCCGGAGCGACGGGCAAGGGAAAGAAGGCCGGTGTACGAAAGCTGAAACTGGGCCTCGTTTTTCCCAATTTTGGAATTGTAATACGGGATGAAAAAGCACTGTTTCAGGTGAGCGGAAACGCCCAGAAGTGAGGCATTGAGCACACAGCCGATGACAGACTGATAGGTGCATTCGGCAAGCGCAGGGTTTGTAGTTATCTGAAAAACAGCGGATTGAATAATCCGGCTCGGGCTTCCACCATTAGGCAAAGCGTTTTGTATGGCCATTGTATAGGGCGCAAGCAGCGCCTCTACTTCGGCGGTTTTCAGGCCGGCCATTGTGCCGGGTTTTGTGGCCGCTTTGATTGCCGCCTGTGCGCGGCTAGCGATAGCGTTTGACATTGGAATATCTGTTTGGCGATTTTAAAAACAGGTGCAGTTATTTCTCGCGTTCTGCCAGCATAGCGTCGGCATACCTGTAGGCGCGTTCAGCGTCAGACGCGTAACCGGACTCATGCGTGACGCTGCTGTATTCAGCGCCCCACTTTTGAACTGGCCCCTCATTTACAATAAGGGCCGCGAGGGCTTTGGCCGCGAAATAGTCTCGTAGCGACATTCCTTGCTGGGAAGAATTCATTTCCGTGTATGATCGCGGGAATGCGGGCGGGTTGTTAGTTTCAGTTACCATTTCAGTATTGTGTTGCGTGAAAAAATCGTGTTAAAAGGAGCCGGGACTTCATTTAATCCCGGCGCCAGGTATGTATATAATCCCATGATTTCAGTGTAGCCCCACCTCCCGGACAATCTGCCCGAGTTCAGCGCGAAAGCCGTCTAGGGCTTTCTTTTTCAGCCGGATTTCCGTTTGCCGAATGCGCAGGGCGGTTTCCTTGTTTTTCAACTTGCCGGCCCGGTACTGTCCGACGGCAGCAGGGGTAATGGGAAACCCGGCATTTGTCATTGCGCGGGCGATTTCAACATTTGTGATCTTGATCGTGGTCATAGTGTCAGTTGCAATCGGATACGGCGTAAGCCTGTACGTTTTGGCTGTTGTAGTAATTATCGATTGCGGCCAGTTCGAGTTGGCGGAGCAGTTTTGCGCCGATAAGGCGGCAAATGTTTGAGCCGCCCATTGCCCAAACGCCTGTTATATCTGCCTCATCCGGGTTGGCGGCGCATTCAGAGCCGTCTCGGTGTCGGATAGCCGGGCTGCCGGGGTAAACCGTTGCTTCTACCTGAAAAGTGATCTCAAAGCAGGTGGGGCCGTGGTGGGCCGTGTATTGAAATTTAATGGTTGCAGGCTTCATTTTTATTTACCTTTGCTTTCGTTGACGAAACAAAGATAAAGCACACGGTGTTGAACTTTCTACAAAACGTCGCACTTTTTTACTCCAAAATGAAACTTTTCGTGACATTTCAATAAAAGTCACGCTTCATTGAAAGAAATGCAATCACTGCGGCATAAAATTGAAATTTTGGCAAAGGCTCGTGGATTCAAAACTCTGGAAGCTTTCGCCAAAAGCATAAACTACCACCGTTCAAGCTACTCCCGCGTCCTGCACAGCGGGGAACTTTCAGGCAAGGCATTGCAACAGACTGCCGCCGGCCTTGATATGAGTCCTGACGAACTGTTGCAAATGCTACAAAATGATGCGGTAATTGGAATTGATACCGTACTTGCGAAAAACCGCCCGCCGTTATATGTGCCGCCGGAAGCCAACGCGGCGCGCCCGGAAAAAGAAAATCAGGTGCTAAGGGATGAATTGGAGGAAATGCGGAAAAAGCTTGTCGCCGCGCAGATGATTTCGGAAGAGCTTTCCGAGGAACTTAAAAAGGCGCTGGAAAAGGTTGGCGCCAGCAAAAACTGATACCAAACCGATAGTCATGAATACCACACCGAAACACTCAAAAAAACCGCTGCTGATCCTGCTTGCTGCTTTGGGCTTCCTGTTTGTAGGGACTTTTGTCACCGGTATTTACAGTGCCGCAAGAATGACGCCGGCGGAACGGCACGCAAACGAAGTGAAACGGCTGTTTGCGCCTGACGGATCGCTGCCGGCGCTAAAATCGTATGTGAAGGAAAGAATGGGCGATCCCGCAAGTTTTGAGCACTTCCGGACGGAGTATTTTGAAAAAGATGGACGGCTGTATGTGCGGATGAAATATCGGGGAAAGAACGCGTTCAACGCCACCCGGACAGAGGAGATCAGCGTTGAGGCTGATTACAGCGGGGCGGTTTTGCGGGTGGTTGAAAACTGACGGGTAACTGTTGTTTCCCGGCAACCTGCTATGTGCCGGCGGCGGGGAACTTGGAGTTACACACAATGAAATAAAACCGACTCAACGTGTGCGCTCCATTGTGCCGCCATTGCTTCTGCAATTCCCGGAAACGTCCGGCTTCTTTCTTTCCATCGGTTAGGGCCGGGTGGCATCTTCCAAACTCGTTGCTCCCGGCCTTGTACGATCCATGCCTTCTAAGCGTCGGCACATCGGCAGTGCCTCAGTTAGGCGCAATTAAAAAAAAGAAAAATCAATCAACAAAATCCAAAATTGACGTTTGACGATTTTCTAAATATTTCTTCGCTCGATTGTTAGCCATTTGGCAATATTTGTCCTCAATATCAAATCCAATAAAACGCCTTTTTTCTTTCGCTGCCATAGCGCATTCTGTACCACTTCCAGCAAAAGGAACAAATACAAGGTCATCTTTGCGTGAACACGTTAAAATCAATGCACGTGTTAATTTTTCAGGCTTCACCGTGTCATGGGCATAACTTCCTGTTTCAAAGTTTGGCATTTTTATTACATCGCCAAAATTCATGAAATTATCAAACGGCCTGCGGAGGGTTTCATATTCTTTGCGTAGGGTTTCATATTCTTTAAAACCATTCCATTGGTTTATTTTAAACGTTTCAATTAATTGATTATATGTTTCAATCGTTGGCAAATCCCATTGTGTGGAATTGTATCGAAAACAATGGTCAACACGTTGCCCAATTACATCAATCAACACACGTTTTGAAACTGCAACAAAAGAATGCAACCCTTGAAAATAATCTCGCAACGGTTTGAAATTGTTTACATCTAATTTTATTTGCTCCAATCCTGTTTGGTCAACTTCATTGCTATACATCAAAATTCTTTCCGTAAGCGGTGCAAAACTTCGCAAACCTTCGGAATAACGGCCTTGTTGTTTGTGAGGGTTTGTATTTTCCCAAACCAATGAATTAATCAACTTGAAATGTTTATCAAAGATGATTTGTGCATACGCAATCCGCTTCGCTGAACCATACCAAAACAACGTTCCATTATCTGCCAACAACCGTTTGCATTCTTTTGCCCAGCATTCCACATCCTTCAAATAATCATCAAACGATTTCCAAACAAAATCAAATTCACCTTTTACTTCAAAATAAGGAGGGTCGGCAATTAGCAGATTTACGGATTTGTCAGGTATAGCCTTTGAGCCTTCCACCCAATCACCTAAGTAAACTTTATTCTCTTCTAACTTCAA